GTTCATACAAAAAAACGCCCAACGTCGCGTCGGGCAAAGGAGGGGAAGGAGCCAACTTTCATTTTAACCCATACCTTATTTCTTTGAGAATCTCTTCTGCTTGCAGTCTTAGGTCTATTGCTTTCCTGTGTAGCTCTACAGACAGATCGACGATTGCTAAGGCTCGTTGTTCAAGAGCACTTGTTGACTGCGCCTGCTCGATGATGTCTTGTGCGGCACTCATGGCTGCTGCTTCGTGTAAGTTCATGCGACCCTCAAATTGAACGGATTATTAAAAAAATTGATGTCTACGCCTTCCTCTTTTTGCTTAGGCTTGGATAGAACAGGCTTAAACTTCTTCCTCGGCCTGGACACCTTCTTGACCTCGTACTCATCCTTTACCCACTCCCAAACCCTTTCTTTGGTAAACGGGTCTATCCTAAACGATGTTTTTATACAGCCTTTTTTAAGCAAAGCGTTTAGGCAGTTCACAGTCGTCTGTTTATCGATCTTTGTCTGTAGCCTCACTGACTTTAAGTCAGCAGGTGTCTTGCGCTTTTTCAGGTAAGCAAGAATCTTCTTTTGTTCGTCAGTCATCCTATCCTCGCTATCTCTCTTTCTAAGTACCAAATAGCCTTCTTGAGATCTTCAACATTTTTACCCTTTAAGCTACTTCTCCAAACGTATTTAGTAGCATTACCGAGGTTGAAGTTCATATGCTCCGCGATCTCTATGCACTCTACGCCAGACGGATGAGACGTGTAGTGCTTAGGATGGTTTACGTTGTCTTGAACCTCCCATTCATCAACAGCGCAACAATGTCCGCACCTTGGGCATTCAAAAGAATCTTTCATGTTGTGATCGCCACTCATGTGTTCTCCTGATTTAGCTTAGTTCTTTCAGTCGTAGCCCCGTTACGATATTCACCGCCGTTCTTCTCCTTTAGCTTGGCTTCGATGGCACGACTAAAGCCTTCAATATCAAACGCATCTTCCCAGTCCCACCATTTTTTGCTAACGACTTTTTGGATTTCCTCATCAGTCAGCCCGACCCATTCACGCTTTGGTGGGGTGGTGTATAGGGGTTGCACTGGGTCGTTGTCTTTTGGTTTTGTGAAACACAAATACCTCTCCCCAATACAGTCAGTTGAAAGCCACGCCACCGGCTCCTGCTGCGCTAACGCCGCATTCCAGCCACGCTCATACGCTTGCCCTAACTCGACGGCACGGTCGTGTTCAGTTTTCACGACACGTTTTTCCCATGCGTGTTCTGCAAGTTGAATTTTTGCCTCGTAATCGTCGTACGAATCGCTCATGTGTTCTTCTCCTTTAGCTTGGCTTCAATGGCTTTACCGAATGCTTTGATACCGTAATTACTGCCATGCTGATAAAGATACTTATCTGCATATTCATAGATTTCCTCATCAGTCAGCCCAGCCCATTGCTTTTGTGGTGAGGTGTATAGCGGCTCCACCCAGTGGGCATGGTTTGGATTTCTCTCGACCCACTCTTTGTCGTAGTTCTCATTCATCTCATAACTGCGGTAGTCGTAACCACCCTCACCATCAAATGTACGCCACGCCACAGGCTCTCGCTCTGTCTCCAGCGCTTGATGCAACACTTCAACGGCTTTTGTTTTTGCCGCCCAATTACCTAAATTGGCTTCCAACGCATCTAAAGCAATCTGCATAGCTTCTCTGCTCATTTCTCCCTCTCCCTCAACATGGCGTCTGCCATCATGTAAGCCTGCCTTGAGGTTGCATCAAAATAATTCCCCTGCGCCAGTGCTTGCATCGCCTTCCCTGCAAAGTAATCACGCAGGGACATACCTGATTGGATTAGGTACGAGTGTGCAACGGGAAACGCTGCCCCACCATCCGTTGGTGTCTTTGCGTTTTTGTTCTCACTCATGCCCGATCCCCCGCATGTTGTTTCCATTCTTCCTTCTCCTTCATACGTTGTTCGTACACTTCCATCAGCAGTTCTGCTGCCTCCTTTATCTTGAATTTCTCAGCAGTACAGTAGTCGGGCAAGCCCTCGGCGTAACCCTCAAGCCATGCGGCAAGCATGGCGAACCTATGCGCGGGGCTCATGGGGCTGTTCTCCAAATACGGCAAAGCTTAGTTTGGTTTGATTTAAGTTTTGAATAGCGGTGAGGGCTGTCGCCAAGCGTTCTGCATTTTCAATCGCTTGTACAAACGCTGGGCTAGTCAAGATGTCCACAGCTTCTTTATATTGTTTGTTCATCTTCATTGTTTCAGTCTGCACTCGATCTGAAGATGCTTTTAACGAAGCAAGATCGTTTTTAGTGGTTTCTCTGAAAGACATCACTGCCTCTCGGACGCGCTTGAGTTCCGCTTCCACACGGTTGGTGGCTTCATGTGCAATAGTCATAATTTCCATAGTTGTTCTCCAAAAATCAAATTCTAAAAAGACAGTTTGCATTTCGTTGCTTACTACTTCTTCGCGTTTAACGGCAACACCTTCACGAAAACGCCCTGTGGTAACTACCGCGTCTGAAAGTACACGTCCTGCATGAATAGCTTTAGGTGCTGCCCCGCAGATGGATACCTCAAACGCTTGCATATTCCCCGCCCAGTAAAACTCAGCAGCACGTTTCATTCCTTACCCCTCTTCATAAAGGGAGGTTCGTCTGCGTTGTTTAGTATCCGTGCAATCTCGCGGTCGATATACCAACGTGCTTTGCGTAGATCTTCAATCTGCTCACCCTTCAGGCCAGCTCTCCATAAATATTTTATAGCGTTACCTACACAGAAATTCATGTGCTCGGTAATCTCGATGCACTCCACACCGCTAGGGTGCTCGGTGTAATGTTTAGGATGGTTTACGGGATCGTTCATAATTTCTTACCTCCATGATTGCGTTTGCCACTAGCTCTTGTGCTTCTTGCACAATGCTGCGTCTGCCTTTGAGTACACCTAATATGTAACCAACTAAAAACCCAAAGCCCCAAACTATAAAATTTTCCATCCCTTCACCTCCTCAGTCCATGATCGTTTCCATAACTGCATCGTCGTAAGTCGTGCGTGTGCTTCTGCTAACTCAGTCGTGGTGTACTCCTCGCGCTTTGTCCAATGCCCTGGCCCTACCCATTTGTGAGGATCTACATAGTGTGGGTAGTACGGCACACCACGCAAAATAAATACAGGTTGTGTTTCTGTGTCTGCTGGTTTATTTAGATTCATCAAACTCATTTTCTTTTTCCTTTTACTGTTGCCCAAGCACTGCGTAGATGACCTTCATACCAACGGTCGTCTACTTTTCCCTCTACCATTGTCTGTTGATACCTCAGCTTGACGTGGCGTTTTTCTTTTGTTTCAGCTTTTGTTTTGTGCAGATCTGACACGTCCATCAACGTATCGATTTTGCTTTTACCCAACCATGCAACAAGTTCATCCTCAGTCATCTTGTTTTCCCACAACTTATCACTGAGCTTGGGTAAGTACGCTGCTATAAAACGCGCAACAGTTGTCCACTGCTGCTTACCATAACGTGGCGTGCGTTTCAGTGTGTAAAGCTTCTCGTACGTAATGTTGTTTTCTGCCTTAAAAAACACAACGACTCTGTTTGTGTACATGTGAGAAGGCGCTCGCCACATCTTGATTAAGTTTCTGTCCCACAACTCCTGCAACACCTCGTCGTGGGCTTCAGCAAACAGATCATTCAGTATGCTCATCGTGCTCTCTCCTCTTGAGCATTGCCACCATCATTGCGTCTGCTACCCTAAAAGCAAATTCAGCAAACGCTTCTTCTGGTTTGTACTGTGGCATCTGCCCCCACTTACCCGCAAGGATTCCCGTGATAGCAGCTTTAGCAAACTCAGCGCGTAGCTTGTTGTACTCATTCATTCCGCACCTCCACTTAGTCTGAATTCAATACGCGCTCTGTCGAGTGCAGCAATACGCTTGCGCTCTGCAACAACTTTTGGATCTTTCCACGGGTACGGTTGTTTAAGAAGACGCCACTGTCTTTTGAACGTTTCGAGTACGTTTGTGCTTTCGCTTGTTGTTTTGATTTGCATCTCTAGCTCCTGTCATGTTGAATGGATCACTGAAAAAAGGTTCGGGTATGGTCACCCTTGTCTTGGCAAACTTCTTGCAATACATCTGGTCTTCGTTTTTCTGAAATAGCTTCTCCTGTTTTTGCGGCTCCATCGTTATAAACTTGTAGTGCCGCTCTGCCGTGATGTACGGCCTGTCGGGATCTTTCTTTAAGAAACTTTCAACGCACCCCAACCGCGTGAGTCTGGTCATCAATGAGTAGACAGTGTTCTTGTCTAGCTTCACTTGCAACGCAATCTCTCTCACGGTTGACGGGGTCGCTCGTTTCTTAACGTACTTGAGTACCTTAAGTTGCTTATCGGTCAGGGGCTGTGGGGTCATCCATACGCTCCTTTAACCATAACACTGCACAGCGTGAATGAAACAAGGCTTCTTCTGCATGATGCAGTGCCTGTTCATAACGCCTCTCGTTAACGTACTCATACACATCTTTCAACTCCCTGTGTGCGTTGTGTAAGTGCTCGCTTATATCTTTCATATCTTTCCTTTACCAAAAGAACTTACGTGGTAGTTCAGCAAATTTAGGCAGTGCCTCAAACGTGTCAGGCTCATCAAGTCTGACTGCTTTTAATAGCGCTCGTTCAAGCGCAGCGAGGAACTGCTTAGTCGTAATATTAGACGCATGTGCCTCTGGAGAGTCACGAAGTGACATACCGCGCATCGAGTAACGACTGCCACTTATCAGGTCATTGTTTGTGAGATACGTTGAGTACAAGTTATCGAAAACAGCCTGACCCAACTCGTTAAGAATGAACTCGGTCTGCTCCTCTAGCTCGCTGATGCGAAGGGTACGTTGTAAGTTATTTATCTCTGTAGTTGCCAGTGATTTACCGAATGACCTTCGTGAATCCCATTGCGCGTTTTCACGGTATGAATCCAAGCGATACGTTGCCAAGAGCTTGATGGTTTCAATCTGCTTACGAAACGCAGCACGTTCCTGTCTACGCTCATCAGACACCACACGCTTGTGCACAGGGATGTGATCGGATGCACTGACGACGAGTC